GGAGGGTTTAATCCGTGGAATCATCGCCGAAAAAGATTCGAAAAAAGCGTAAACCAATGACGCCAGAGCAGCGTGCAGCTGCTGCGGAAAGACTTGCTAAAGCAAGAGAGAAAAAGCTTAAAAATAATCCACCTAAGAATGTATCATTACATGAGTCTATAAGAGACCTTCCTGATGATCACACGCTTCATCCTAAAAAAGTAAAAGAGTGGATAAAAACTCAAAAGGATTTGCGTGCTGCTTATAAAAGAGAAGTGCGAACTAATGTAAAAGGTGCATTAGCAAAGTATATGAGTTGTGATAGCTATATTAAAAATATGGAAAGATATCTTCGCAACGGCGAATGGTCTGATTTATTTTATGGCGAACACCAGCAAAATCGAATGAAATGGTCTTGTGTTGCTTTAGCGTATCATCATACAGGTAAATATGCTGGTATGGCAAAGAGATCAGTAGGTGTTTATTATCCTGATTTAGGAATGGAGTGGACAAAAGAGTTAAATGATGACTACTATAAATAGTAGTATGACTAATATAGTTCAATTTCCAAGTAGCAGAGTATCTAAAACACAACCAGCAAATACTAACGATGCTGCAGTAGATACAAAGCGAATAAAAGCTAATAAGTCGATCTTTGTTGATCGGCTTACAGATCATTATGGTCTTCAGCTAATCAATAAATTAGCAATGCATGGCTTTGATATAGACAGCGATGAATTTATGCATGATTATATTTTTGCAATGGAAGTTTTAAGAGCATGTTTACTTCGTAATGTAGGTATATCTCACCCACTTCAAGAGTTAAATGAAAAAGCTGCACAGTTTCTAGAAGAACCTGACGATTAACAGTTGCATTTTAAATTTAACTAGTATATAATTAAATATTATGTATAAAATGAAACTGGAGAAAAACGGTGTTACTCGTTGACTTTAATCAAGTCGTCATAAGTAACTTTATGGCGCAAGTTGGTAATCATACCAACATCCCTTTGGATGAGGGATTGTTGAGACATATGATTCTTAATACTATCAGACTTAATAGAAATAAGTTTGCTGCTAGTTACGATGAAATGATTATCTGCTGTGACAGTAAGAAGTACTGGCGCAGAGAGGTGTTTCCCTTTTATAAAGCTGGTCGTAAAAAAGACAGAGAAGCTTCTGGTGTTGACTGGTCTACTATGTTCAATACCTTATCATTAGTTCGCCAAGAGCTAATAGATAACTTTCCATATAAAACTTTAATGGTAGAAGGTGCTGAAGCAGATGATATTATTGGCACTCTAGTTCACCGATATCATAATTATAAGAAAGATATTTTAATATTGTCTAGTGATAAAGACTTTATGCAATTGCAAATTTATGATAATGTAAAGCAGTATAGTCCAGTGCATAAAAAATATATTCGTACTGGAGATCCTGAGCTTTATTTAAAAGAGCATATTATTAAAGGTGATAGAGGTGATGGTATTCCTAACGTAGCATCACCTGATTCAGTTTTTGTATCTGGTGGTCGTCAAAAACCTATGCGTAAAAAACTAATCGAGACTATTGCTAATACTAATATTCTAACAGCTGATATTAATGAAGAAATAAAACGTAATTATGCTCGTAATCAGATGTTAGTTGATCTATCTAAAACACCTGATAATATACAAAACGAGATATGCGAATTGTATACTAATTATGAGATTAAAGATAGAAGCAATCTTTTTAACTATTTTGTTGATAAAAAACTAAAAAATCTAATGGAAAATATAAGCGAGTTCTAATGAATCTAAGCATACACGAGCAATTCGAAGATGTTGTTAAGCAATCGTCTAAGAAAGATAAAATACTGAAATTGCAACAGTATTTTAAAGAGTCAAAAGCAATGGCTATAATTTTAGATTTAACTTTTAATGATAAAATTAGATGGTTACTCCCTGAAGGAGCTCCTCCATATAACGCTAATGATAAAGATATGGATTTACAGCATGTTCTCAAGAATGAAGCACGTAAATTACAGTACTTTATAAATACTCGCGAAGGTCTTGCTATGAAACCTTTAAGACGAGAAACTATGTTTATTGAGCTATTAGAATCTGTAGATCACTTCGATGCAAAACTTCTTATTGCAATCAAAGAAAAAAAACTTCCATACAAAGGTATTACAAAAAGTTTAGTTAAAGATGCGTTCCCAAATGAAACGAAAGGCTGGTAAAGCCTCAAAACAGTATAACGACGATTGGGGTGATAGTGAAGATCGCCCAGTTAGAAAAACAGAATATAAAAAGCGTCGTTTTAAACAAACCTTGAGAAAAGCAGTTGATAATGGTGACTATGATGAACTCGAAGACTTCTACAGAGACTAGAGCTTTTATTATAGGTAATGGTAAGTCAAGAGAAGGTTTTGATCTAGAACAACTTCGACCGCATGGAGAGATTTTCGGTTGTAATGCTCTTTATCGAGATTTCGAGCCAGATTGGCTGGTAGCTATTGATGATGCTATTACAGAAGAAATAAGAGCTAGTGACTTTCCAGCAAATAAATTTATTCATCCTATCTATGAAGAGCAATTTGAGCACCCTGAGTTTAATCCTTTCACTAGACTCCGCTCTAATGCTGGAATGAACGCAATGATAGAGGCGCTTAAAAAAGGGAAGCGAGAGTTAATTTGCTTAGGGTTTGATTTTATAATTAATGATGAACTAGGTACTAGTAACTTATACGATGGAACTAATGCCTATGGCCCTGAAACTAGAACAGCAGTACATGATAATCTAAGAAGAGTAAAATACTTAGATTGGTTTGCTAATAAGAATTATGTCGCGCAATTTAGAATGGTTCTCCCTAAATTAGATAATTTAAAAGTTCACAAAATGAATTCAGCAAATATACGTGGCATGTTCGTGGACGAATTAATGCATTACCTAAATAAAAATGTCTGATATGGAGATTTGATGCCAATTTATACATTTCACGACAAAGCAACTGGCGATACCTGGGAAGAAAATTGCTCCTGGGCTGATCGCTGCGCTTACCTCGAAGAACATCCCAACATTACTACTCTTATTACTAGTGCACCGGCTTTAGTCGGTGGGCGTTATTCCAGTGGAGTAAAGAATGATGACGGATGGAATGAAAACTTATCTCGAATTGCAGAAGCTCATCCTGGAAGTGCGCTTGCAGATAGATATGGTGCAAAAGATAGTAAGACAGTGAAAACGAGAGAAGCAGTTAGTAAATGGAGGAAGCAAACTGGTAAAACTTAACTCACAAGAGGTACTCATATGGCCATTGCTGTTGAACTTATCGAAGAAGAATTTGATAGAAAAATCGAAAGATCAGTTACTAGAGCTCAAAGAAAGAAGTTAAAACGACAACAGTACCAACAAAAAAAGCAATTGATAGATATTTTACCAATTAATCCTAGAACGGAGAATCAAGCCAACGCCTTTGATGCTTTCGATGAAGAAGACAATCTACTGCTGCATGGAGTAGCAGGTACAGGTAAAACTTTTATATCTTTATACCTTGCTTTAGATGATGTCTTTAACGGAGAAGATTTAAAAAGATCAGTAACAATAGTTAGATCAGTAGTTCCAACCAGAGATATAGGTTTTTTACCAGGAAAAGAATCAGAAAAAACTGCTGTATATGAGCAACCCTATCAAGCTATTTGCCGAGAGTTAACTAACAGAGGTGATGGTTATGATGTACTCAAGCAAAGAGGGATCATTAAATTCACCACAACATCTTATATTAGAGGCCTAACTTTAGATAACACAATTGTAGTAGTAGATGAATGTCAGAATATGACTTTTCATGAACTAGACAGTATTATTACAAGAGTTGGTGAAAATACTAGAATTATATTCTGCGGAGATTTTAGACAAACTGATTTAAATAAACCATGGGATCAATCAGGTATAAAAGAATTTATGAATATTCTTGACTGCATGAACGGTTTTAGCTCAGTTGAATTTGATTATGATGACATAGTTAGATCAGGTCTAGTAAGAGAATATATAATGGCTAAAGAACGTGTAGCGTAAATGACAATTTTATATAATGTACTAAATGATAATTTAACAAAAGAAGATTTATTAGAGACCTCTAGCAAGCCCAGCTGGTTAAAAGAAATGCCGCTGCTTGCTGGAGGTTTTTCTAATTTAAAAGAGTGGTTCAAGACTGCACAGCCAAACGATCCAGTTCCTAAGACTGTAAAAGCATGTCCTGGTATTAAAGATCTTCTAAGTAAAGTTATCATTTTAAAATTTCCTACTGATTTGTTATTAGATATACAGGCAGACGGGACTTACAAATGGAGAACTCCATGGCCAGTTCAAAATTTTAATGTAAGCAGTCATCAAAGCTGGCAGTACAACTTTTCGGACAATATTAATATAAAAATATCTTTACCTCTATCTTTATCCTGTACTAAAAATGTGGATATAATATATCTAGAACCTTTCTATCATACCTCTGTGCCTTATAAAGTTATACCTGGTATAGTCAAACTATCATCTAAGCATCAATCTATACAACCAATAAATTTATTTTTCGATAGAGAGAATAAAACATATCAGTTTAGAGCTGGCCAACCACTGTGCTATATAATGGTGTGTAATGGATCAGCTCAAGTAAAAGAGCAAAAATTAAATAAATTGCCGTTTTATTCTAAACGGTTTTTAGGTGATTATAGAAAAAATGTTTAATCATGTAACTCCTCCTGAACTTCAAGAGCTTGAGACAGAAACTATAGATGGTAAAAGATTCTATCTTACTCCTGAAGGAAAAAAATACCCATCAGTCACTACTGTAGCCGGATTTGCTTCTGCAAAGTCTATTAAAGAATGGCGGAAAAGAGTAGGTGAAGAAAAAGCTAATAAAATATCTACTCAAGCTGCTGTACGGGGCACAGCAGTTCATAAGCTTTGTGAAGACTATATAAACAATATAGAAAATTATAAAGAAAAACATATGCCTGTTAACATTCAGGCATTCAATTCAATAAAGCCAGTTATAGATGAAAATATAAACAATGTAATAATGCAAGAATGCCCTCTATATTCTGATTACTTAGAAGTAGGAGGAAGAGTGGATTGCATAGCTGAATGGGATGGAGTTCTTTCAGTTATTGATTTTAAAACATCTCGAAAAATAAAGAAAAAAGAATGGATAAAAGGCTACATGATGCAAGAGTCAGCTTATTGCGTTATGTTTGAAGAGAGAACTAAAATACCTATTAGACAAATTGTAACAGTTATAACCGTAGATAATGAATCACCTCAAGTCTTTATTGAAGACAGGGATAACTATATCTGGGATTTTGTAGATTTAAGAGATCAATTTAGAAAGTATTATAACAAATGAAAATAAAAGAATATAATATTTACACTCCATCGTTTTTTTGGGTTGTTGATATGAATTTTTCTCAGGACTATCTAGACAAGCTTGCAACAACTATCAGAAATATTAAAGACGAGCAGGGCTATAGAACTAATGTCAAAGGAAAGATGTCTTCTTGGCAGCTTTGGGATCACAGCCCTGTATTTAATCATCTCTTAGGCAAAATAGACGATACGCTCATGGAGGTTATCCCAGATGGTTACCGTTTACATGAAAACAAAACTTCACTAACAACATATGAAGCTTGGAGTGCAATATATCATAAAGATGATTATGCTAACCCACACTGGCATGCTGCGGCTGTAATGTCTTGGGTATTTTATGTAAAAGCAGACCCACATTTAGATTCTCCGTTAGCAATAGATTGTCTAGCTGGCGCTGTAGGCCAGGAAAATCTTATACCTCCAATAAACAACCGTTTAATTGTATTTCCTGGTACACTCGGTCACTCAGTCAAACCTCAAAAATATGAATCGGAAAGAATAGTAATAGCAGGAAATGCTGGCTTTAGAGATTTTTAGATCTCTTTTTAACATACTCAATATAATTATGAAGACGACCTCTACGCCATCCAGCTGGAATCTCTCCATAGCAGCGGCGCTCTTCTTTAGTAAAAGCATTACATATCCAAAACCAGCCGCCTTTATTGTTATTGTTAAGAGATTTTTTAATTCTAGTTTCTTCTGAATCTATAGCGCCTTCGCGATGATGTTTATGATATTTGTATCTTTCTTTAAGTTTTTTAGAGACCGTTTCTTTCACGTGCTCTGGACGAGGTTTGCCATATTGACTATTACCTTGACCCGATGTAGCTTCTGACATCTTACGACGAGTTTCTTCAGACCTACGGATAGGCCCGCTACGCTCAATTCGCTTGGTAACCCAATGGTTAGGTTTAACTTCTGATCTATTATCTAATTCACACTTATATTGTTTCTTGTACATTTCTGCACGAATCAGCAGTTTCTCAAGCACAGAATTTGACTCGAGAAGCTCAAGATTTCGTGAATTTTGCATAGATTCTTCGAGAATCAGTAGATTTTCACTGGAATTATAATATAAAAAAT